CCTAAATGTGTGATGCGGATCGTCGCTTCGATTGAGGAACACGGGGTCATGGAAAGCCAACGGAGAAAACTGATTCAATTCGGTTATCTCGGTAGGGCTATGCCATTTGGGACCCAGGTTCAGATTGACGAAGCGGTGATCAATCACGCTGAGCGGTACGGGAGTCGGGAACCTGCCGACCCTGCACTTGTTGCTTCCCTCCGGAAGTTCGCTACCTCTTGGGGACGTAAGTATAGGTTTGCCGTTCCATCGACCGCAACTCTCTGCGCGAGCTCCTCTTCTTCTCTTGGTTTCTCCCGAAAGCTTGGGGGCAATTTTGCCGCCTTGCGGGAGATGTATAACCAATGGGAGAATGAGCCAACGAGCAGTGAGCATGAGGACGATTTGTGGCAAGCCTATCCTACCTTCAGGGATCCGACACGTTACACCATTCAGGGTGAGCGTAATCTCGAGATGGGTTCTAACACTCGAGGCTCGACTGAATATGTGGTGAACGTTATGGCGGACCCTGACCTCGAGAGGACTAGAATCCCACGAGTAATTCGAGACCAGTCGCTTAGGCAACTTCTCTATCAAGCAGAGACCGGCGACTACCCTAGGGCCAAGGTCTTCGGAATCACTGAGCGCGGCTATAAAGCGCGCATTGTGACCCAGAGCCCCATTTGGCTGGTAGAAGTCGGTCATCTGGTGAGGAGCGTCGTTTGGCCGATGCTGGAGCAGGATCCCCGCGTCCAGGCCGCGCTTGAGGGTGGTAGACTTGAGACCTTTTTTAAGGATCTCGTCGACCGCCCCATGCGCGTGCCTGTTGAAGTGGGAGATCTGGCCGGCGTCAGTGCTGATTTGACAGCGGCGACAGATGGTCTTTTCTCGTGGGTGATTAATGCGATTTGGGAGGGAGTTTGTGACGGTGCGGGGATTGAGGAAGATGTAAGGGTGATGGGTAGGTGGGTGCTGGGGCCAATGGTAATGGAATACCCTGATGTCGTTCAGCGTGAAGGTTTCTTGAAAGAGTTTGTTTCCAAGCGTGGTTGCCTTATGGGCTTGCCACTGTCCTGGTTCATTCTCTCTCTTGTAAACCTTTGGGCTGCTGAGACGTCTTGTCGCCTTGCAATCGGAGATCGGAAGGGAGTCGAAGACTACTTCCGCCTTGCAATCTGTGGCGA